TCACACGATTAACAATGTTCTCAATGGCTGTGCTACCAAAGTGATCAAAGAAGTACAAACGTCCAGTGCCTAGTGTCTTTTCAAATGCGTCCTTGCGTATGGCATCAGACACCACAGATGTAGGCAGGTGCAGAGGCGTGTCAGCAGCAAGGCTCATCATGGATAGGCTAGTCTTACGCACACTCTCTTCAAGAAACATCAAGCCAATGTTCTCACTGCTGTTCTGCAACAGATGCCAAACAATTTCCCTTAGGGTTTGACTCTTACCTAGTCCACTACCTGCTGTGAATGTGACTAGCTCACCTGCTCTAATGCCATAGGTAATATCATTCAGTCCCTTCCAAGGATAGAAACAGTCTGCTGCTTCCATTGGTTTAGACACTAACTCCCACAACCCAGTGCCACATACAATACCATCAGGTATGAATGGCTCTGCTGCCCACCAACGTGATACGAAGGCAGCTTCTTTGCCATCAGCAAGCCATTCGCATGCATCCTTATATTCAGGATCAGGTTTAAATATCTTGCACTTGCTGCCAAACAATTCAGCAACTTCCTTTGCTGCCTTCTGCCCTGCCTCATCACCATCAAAGCACAGCACAATGTTTTCAAAGCTGTTGATGTATTCGTAGTTTGCTTTAGCGTCCTTCAATGCACTACCTGCACCCGTGCGTATAGACACCACAGGATATTTACTACCTGTCAATTGGTATGCAGCCAGTGCATCAAACTCACCCTCAGTGATGGTGAGATACTTACCATTGGATGGGTATAGGTTCTGTCCAAACAGAGTACCCTTGCTCCACCCACCCACTGTCGTGAACTTCTTGTCCTTCACCTCTCTACGCTTAGCTGCTACCAGTTGGGAGTTGCTGTCGTAATAAGGGAAGTAATAGAAGTTGTTACTTCTAACAACACCATATCGTTCCATTGTGGTTTTGTTAATGCGTCTATCAGCTACGCTAACACTGTAGCCTTCGTTGTATTCTTTCAAGAAAGAACTTGTATCTTTTGTCTCTGTATCTACATCTATCACTTCAAGTCTTTCATTGTTGGTTGATGGGATGTATGTATCACATACAAAACATTTGGTGGACATGTCTTCGTTGATGGACAAACCATCACTACTGCCACATGTCTCACAAGGTAGGTGTGTTTTTAGGAAAGTCATGGCCTTTGTAAGTTACTTTGTTAGTCTTAAGCACAGTGTCGTACCCCTGAAATAGCTTAGCCATTCTAGCATCGTGCATAGCATGGAGGCCAATTAATAAATTGGATACCTCATCTTCATCGGGCTTCTTCTCTCTGTCCAACAACACCCACAACACAGAGTCAATGTCTTCTCTTGTCATCCATGCTGCTAGGATGAGATCTTCTAGTTCATGTAGTTTCATTTTTTCCCCTTGCTCGGATGGCTTCTGCAATAACTGTTGATGGATGAAACCAACCTACTGCCCACTCATCTGCAATCTTTGCACACGCCTCACGCTCCATGCGAATGGCAGCTTTGATGGCATTAGCTTCCCAGTTATAGGGCTGACCCTTCATTGAATTCTCACGTTCAATGCGAGCAAACTCATCGTCTTCATCTGTGTGTATCATTTTGCTGCCTCCATATACAAACCCACATTACCCAGTGCATAACCAACAAAGGCTATGCCTAGCCCAGTGTTACCTTTGAGTAGCAGATCCACTGCCACCACTGTATACACTACACCTACAACTGCGATAAGCCATGCACTCATTTGTTCACCTTGAATTCCTTAAGCACTCTCATAGTTGCTTTAATAAGTTCCATGTCCTGAGATGGCTCAGGTAAATTACTTTCCCACCGAAGTAAAAACTCCAGTTCTTCTACAACGATAGCTTCAATCTCTTCTCTTGTCATATGTTTCTCCTTATCAATCTAGCATATGAATCTGTATTACTACAGTAACTTTTTATCCACGCCTTACTACTATCACGCTCATACATACCCCTACATTTAGAACATCTGTACATCATGTAAGCCCCCTCATTTCCTGTGTCACTGTTGCACTACGCAAGGTGTTCTTGATGTAGGGTGTTAGGCTTTGCGGTGTGGCATGGCCTGACACTGACATGATGTTGGTGATGGGTACACCCACCTCAATCATCTCTGTGATGGCGGTCCTTCGCAAGTCCTGTAACACCAAGTCATTAGGCAAAGAAGCATCAATCATAATTTGTTTAGCTACTCTAGACAAGTTAAACAAACTGTAAGGTAGCAAGCCACCCTTCCTATCAGGAACATTAGATGGTGCAATGTATTGCTGCCAACCAAACTCAGCATGCTGTTGTCTCAGCATAGTTAGTAACCCCTGACTTGTGGGGATAGTCACCCTAGACCTACGCTTGCTTTGTTCCAAGTGCAACACACCCTTCTCTAGATCCACCTGATCCCATCTAAGCTTACGCATGTCACCCATGCGCTGTCCATACTCATAGCCCATCTGCACAATGAGTCCTACATTACGCCACTTGAATGTGGAATAGGCAGTGTTCATGAATGCCCTAACATCTTCCCTGCTCCACACAGTTCTGCGAGGCTTGTCTGCCCTTCGTAGCACCTTGCTGAATGGGTTGTGCTTGATGTAGCCATGACGAATAGCGAAGTTGAATAGCAAGCGATACACTGCCAAGGTGTGGTTAGCTAGGCTAACACTGTGCTCAGCATGCTGTTCATATATCTTCTGACAATGCGGTGTGACTAAGTCACCTAGCTTACACTGATACAGACTAACACCATTGGCTCGGCTGTCCTGCCATCCCTGTAGGTAGTAGATGTAGTCACGCTGTGCCTTAACACTGAGCTTTGTGTAAGTGATGTTGTTCCTGTATGCCTTGACTAAGTCAGCCACCTTCGTCTTCTCAGATATATCTTTAAGATATCTAAGCTCTTTACGCCAGTTGTCTAGCTGAGCATTTAGTTCTTCAGCTAAGGCAAAGGCTTTGGCTTTGTCTTCCCCAAGCACACGCCTAGCCACCACCCCTGCATCCACTGCATCCTGTGGTGGGTTGTAGCGATACTTGAGGACACCTTCGGTGGCCTTAGCCAGTGTCACATAGCGAGGCAAGTTCATTCTTGTTCCCTTGCATTCATCATCATGTCAGCCATCTTGTACGCCCTTGCAGGGATCGCTTCTTCTTTAAGAACCCATCCATGACCAAGCATAGCTTGCATAACCTTAGCTGCAAAGTAGTCACGCAAGGTCATGCCATCTTTGAATTGATCAGGGAAAGCTGATTGCATATTATTATCACTCATCTGTTCCTCCTAGTGCATAAAGTTTCTCAGCCATATCAATTAGTTCGTCCTTCTTCACAAGCTTATCAAGCCATCGTGTAGGTATACCCTTCAGTCCATACTTACGCCCTGCCAACATACCTGTCACAGCACCAACAGTGTCAGCGTCATAGCCTTTGTTCACTGCCATCACTAAAGCTTTCTCAAAGCTTGAGGTTTCCCTCACACATTCCCATGCCATGTTGTATGTATACATGATGGTTCCTGATGCATACACATCACGGAAGTGTTTGAGATAGTCGAAGTTGTCCTCTGCCTTTCCTGACATAAGCTCAGCCACAAACCCTGCAATGTAATGCACAGTGTCTGCATTGCCATGTGTCATTAACGACACAGCCACACTCTGTGCCACAGCACTAGGCATGTTGTTGTGATTGGCAAGTACAATGGGAGCAAGCCTCATGATAGATCCGTTACCACTGGAACTATAGCTACAGCTACCTGCATAGGGATGTGTCGGAGTGATGCGGTCAATGGATTCACTGCATGTCCTGCCAATGTCAAAGACATAGTTGCGAGTACCAAAGTGGCCTGTCTTCTTCCACATCTTGAAGTTCATGGCAATGGCCTCAGGGTCAAAGCGTTTGCTGCTTATGTATGCATCAGCAATAGCCACAGCCATAGCACCATCGTCTGTCCACTCACCCTCGGCAGTGTTGTGTACACCACCACCCTCCATCTCTGTCAATGTCTTCGTCATCTCATGTGGTCTGATGAATTCCAATGGAGCACCCAGTGCATCTCCAATGAACAGACCCATGAACATACCAATTGCTTTATCTTGATGCATGTATTTCCTTATGCAGGGGACTAAGCCCCTGCCTTGTTTAATTAAGCGAAGGCAATGTCTTCGGCAATGTCCCACAACTCTGAGTTGATGCGGATGTTTTCTTTCACACTGCTAACAGGCCGAGCCTTACGAGTCACACCATTGGGGTGCTTGTCAGACAGACTCTTAACGAATGCATTACCACGGATAACACCTTCCTGAATACGATTGAACACAGTGAATGCATCCATGTAGTTGTCTTGAGTGCGGTGTAATTTCAACACATCAGCAATGGTTTGAGGGGTAGCATACACACCATTGGTCTGCTGTTCAAGCATGTCCCAACGTGTCTCAACACCACGCTTAGCCATGATCACTGACTGATGTGGGTCAAGTGTCACACCACGCAGTCTCTCAAGACGCTCCATCATGGTGGGCAATGTAGCCACAGTGTTCTTAAGCATCTCTTCAAAACCACTCAGTGCCTTGCTGTGATAGATGCGAGACTGGAAACCATCACCTGCAATGAGGCCATTGTCACAGATGAAACGGAAGCAACCTGCATACAGTCTCACTGAGCCAGTGCCATCGTGAGAGTTGTACAAGATGATCTCAGGACGAATGTCAGCAGTGCCGAAGTCAATGTCCCATGTCTTAGCGAAGGCTACCATGTGACCTGAGTGAGCAGGGTTGTTCTTACGGCTACGCTTTTGTGCTGCTTGCACTGGTGCATATCCATAGTCTTGCATCACTGTGATGATGTCGCTTGTGTTCAATGACACATAACGATCTGTAAGGCGGTCAGCCTTGGTTGTGCTGAAAGCAGCAGGGGCAAGTTGTTGGATACGCTCTGT